ACCAGCAAATGCATCCTTCACCATGTCAGAAAACTCAAGGCGAAGATCAGTATCTTTAGGCATCGGAATACCTTTCGCATCATCAGTACCTTTACGAGCCGCAGCGCCAGCAAGAATTGTCTGCGCAGCGGTTTCAGGTGACACGGAAACATCCGGATTAAACCAGTTTTTTTCTGCCAAAATACCACCAGGTTTATCCATCAGTATCCCGGCAACGGCAGCAGATGGAGCGTTGGCACTGATCTGCTGTAGTGCTGACATATACACCTGCCCACCACCAGTGCTTTGCCTGATGGTATCGAGATATGCTGCCTGTTGGGAAACGGGCGCATCACGAAAGAAAACACCGATCTGATTGGCCTCGTCTTTGGAAAAGAACGTCAGTGGAGTGCCATATGACTTGGCAAGGTCACTGACCTGAGCGGCACGCAAGGCAACGCTCTGTCCAAAGTTATCCTTATTGCTCATGTCGATAGGCTTTGCCTGTCCGGCGGCAAGAGAGAACTGCACAGGATCCGATTGCCGCTGCTTTATCACCTGATTTGCAGCCGAAACAACGTTGTCATAAAGAGCTGCGCGTGCCGCATACCCCTCCCCTGTCTCACCAGTATCCGGGCGTAATTGCTCAACATATGCTGTAATGCTGCTTGTCGGCATGTTGCGGAAAGAGCCTATATACTGTCCGGCGATCTGCGTATTTCTGAACTCGGTATATCGCAGGTTTCCTTCTCTGACGCCATAAGCTGCAATAAAATCAGCCTCACCAGGTGGATTAGGAAATTCAACGCCACGCATATACGCAGCCGTCGCATCGCGAACCTGGCTGTCAATCATCGTTTTATATTCAGCCTGCTGCTGCCGACGCAGTTGATCCGCCTGTCGCATAAAACTTGCCTGCGCCTCAGGAGAGGCCGCATCGAATGCTGCATTACCGGTATAGCGTTTGATGTTGGTTGGAATTGTTGATAAACCAAGTGCTGCACTGACACCAGCAGTTAACTGCTGATCACTGTATGGCTGGCTACCGTTTTCATGATGGATAATGGCTGCACAAAGCGCCTTCAGGGTATCAGGATTTGATGCATCGAGAGGCTCATCAGCAGAAACGCCAAGTTGTTCGCACACTGCTTTGATATACGACATAGTGTCATTTTTATCAGTAGGCGGTGCCCAGCGATTAATTATCTCGCTGACTGTATCAATACCCTGCCGCTGATACGACATCAGGTTCCGCCCTAATGCACGAATCCCGTGTTCAGGTGTTTCGAATTTAGCAAATCGACCATCATCACCGGTCTGGCCTACCCACGGATTAGTTTTGCTGTATTCGAGATTTCCTGGGTTGTTATTACGGATACCGCGAGCACCACCTTTTACGTAATACTGATCCTGCTGTTCGTGAAGTTTCTCAGCATAGGCGGTCGCATCCTCAGGGTTATCGAATATTCCAAGGTGTTTTCCAGTTTTTTCATACAGAGCAATAGCTTCGTCATCGGAAAGCAATTTTCCATCATCACTGACGGTGGGAATGAGAACTTCTCCAGCTTCCGTGCCTATAGAAATTGTTCGAACGGTACTGATAGTCCCATCTTCATTTTTGACAGATGGGCGGTTGAAGAGATTAATATTTCCTTGAACAACCATTCCCTTTGTGGACTTTGGCTCTCCACCATAAGGATTAACAATAGCCCGCTTTGATCCAGCAGCAGTATCGCTTAACTCGCCATTACTTTGGATAAATGAGATCGCATTGTTTGCCGACCACTGGGACAATGCTGCATCAGCAACCTTCTCTTTAAACTCGATTTTCTTGGCCTGTATTTGCTCGTCGCTCCAGCCATGTGCAGCACCGTACTCCTCTATTTGCTGGAAAGTTTGCTTATTAGCCAATACGTATGCGGCATTGTCGCCATACAATGCTGCGGCATTTTTACCATTGTTCAGCAGCGTCGCCTGAAACTGACCTTCTTCGTAGGCATTAATTTGCCCTATCTCGTGCCGCCCGGCCTGCGTAGTGAACTGAATGCGCTGCTGCTGTGCCTGCTGCATGAAAGCATTACGAGCCTGTTCATCCGGCAGCGACATAGCCAATTGCTCGACCTGGGCATCAAACTGCTGCGTATACTCCTGACCTTTTCCAATAGCATTTTTCCCTTTCAGGTTAAGCAAACCTGTTTCAGGGTTATTCAGCAGATCGCTGCTTATCTGGCTTAAGCTAAGAGAAGCATCCTGAGCCAGAGCGATATTGGTACGCTGTTTTGCCTGCCCCAAAACATCAATTGCCTCTGTCCCTGCCCGAACAAAAGCATCACTAATACCTGGCTGAGAAAACGTCTGCAAGCCTGCTGACTGAACTCCACGACTCTCAACCTGACGTCCGGATACTGTTGGTACGACTGGCATTATAATCCTCCGGGTAATCTGGTTCCTGCTGCTGCCCCGATTGGCGCAGGGGTGCTTTGAGTAAACGGACTCCACGTCCCACCAAACATCTGGTACGCACCGTATGCCTTCAGAGGCGCAGTGAGCAATGTTGTTGCTGCTCCCACATTCCCCTGTTTACGGGCTGAACTGGCTTCTGCTTTATAGTTGGCAGCCTGAACCTGATAACCGTAAGCCTCGCGTTGCGCGTTATTCGCCGTCGTCAGCGAATCAAGAGCGCCAAACTGGGCAGTGTCGCCAAATATATCCAGCGCGTTACCGGTAGATAAATCGGCGCCGGTCGCCCCCATTGTCGCCGCCTGTGTACCAAGCCGCTGTCGGGTCTCTCTGCGCCGTTGCTCAGCTTCAGCGTTACCTCTGTTTATTGCATCATTTGCCTGAGATGTGGCTATATCTGCGTTCGCTTCTGCAACCTTCGATGCATACTTTCCCTGTTGGTACTGGGTGTATGCCTGAATGCCACTCATGGCGAGCATTGCGCCACCAGCAATAACCGGATCGCACATTATTTTCTCTCCATGTGAAATCTGTGGAAATTAAGACCAAGAGCACCATAAGGCGCGGCTTCTTCAAGCCTGAATCCAAGCCAGTGCAGCCATGCTTTGGCAACATGGTTTCGCTCGTCGACGTAGTTTTCCAGGCGTGGATAAACTGCCAGCATCTGCTGCAATACAGGGCGGCAGTGGCGAAGAAATGTCTTCTGATATTTTTCAATACGGCTGGTTCCTACCAGCCAGGGCGTACCATTGCCACCGATCATTGACGCCGGAGATACGCCAAACATGGTTACCAGTTCTCCGTTCGCAAATCCTGACCAGGCCATAGTCGCAGTACGCAGACCAACACGCAGCGCATCTTCGGTAGTCATCAGTGATACCGCATACAGTTCGTCAATATCAGCCTGACGAACATCCGGCAAAATCATCTGAAGATGCTCTTCGGTAGCGGGAATAATTCGAACATCGATCATCAGAATCCCCCAACAGTAAGGCGAGGAATAACGGCAAGAACAGACAGCGGCAACGGGTCAAGCTGACGGATTTTTACACGTCCGTTTTTGCCCCAGTTACTGTCCAGTTTCACTTCTACTTTTCCGGTAGCGTCATCAACAGGATCATCGTAGAACTCGAATTCACGCTGTGGATATTCGTACCATTTACCGCTGGGCGTAGTCGCCCAGATGCCGCGACTGGCATTCACAACCAGAGTAACGGACGGGATCACCTGTTTTTTGTCCAGCAGCGTTTCCTGTCCGTTAATGTTGATATCCAGTGTTTCGAATTCGGCAGTTATTGGCAGGCCGATGTGCACTACAGCCCCCGGAGATTCCAGCGTGACGGCACCTCCGGAAACCACTTTCTGTGGTTCCACGTTCGCATCAGAGAGAATGTTTACGGTCTGGCCTTCAAGATGAGACAGGCCTCCAAATGTCCGGCGCGCCATCTGCCAGTTCGTGGTGGCCACATTCCTGAGGGATGGCGGGACGTTCCTGTTAGCACGAACCACTACAGCGGTATTGCTGGTTACAGAAATAATGTCGCAACGTAATTCTTTTGACACTTCATCGCCAGTATCAGTTCCGGTATAAGGGAACTGTAGTTGCGCGCCGACATCACTACTGGTGAAGTACGCACCACCAGAAACACTGATTGTATATTCCGCGCGGTAATCCCATTCGCCAGAACCACCAATGATTGTCATCGTTCTGTCAGACGTATTTCTTCCATCATAGCTAAGGCCAGAATCAACAAAGAAAGCGTCTTCATCGCTGGTAAATAAACGGCTGGACAGCCGCTCGATGTATCTCACTGTTTGCCCGTTAACGGTTCGGTTAACGACGAAATACACCGCATCTTCATTGCCTTCGCTGATACTGCACGTGCTTTCATATTTTCCGGTACTGGACTGTGGTGCCCATGCAAAAACCTGTTGATCACGCAAATAGGTCATCACCAGTAATTTACCGTCATCACGAATGCAGAAGGCGCTGGAGTAAGGGACAATCGAGAAGCACCAGTCAACAATGCTGTGCTTCTGAAAAAGATGATTGGCAAGGATGGTCAGGTCGTTCCCCTGATAGCCGTCAACATCGAATGAGTAGGCCAGATCACGGACAACGCTGCCTTTCTCCTGGACGAACAAAGCAATATTCGCCACGGCAATTGGCGGGACGTTGCTTGAGCCATTTGATCCCTGAGAGCTGAATGCAAATGATGATGGGGTTAACACTTTGTTCTGGTCGCCGGTGATGACGTACTCACCTCCGGAAGTCAGCGCCACCAGAGAACCAACATCAATCAGGTGACGGATCTCATTAACCTGACGCCCGGCATAGGTGTAGATAATTCTGTCGTCATCCTGCGTAGGATTGCTTTTGCCAAAATCCTTATAATCCCCAGTACGGCTGGCCCAGATAGTCTGAGGGAACGCAGTCGATGCGGCGAAGTAAAGACGTTGTTGATAATAAACAACAGTGCCAGGATAACCATTAACACTGTTCCAGGCATATTTAGCCCATTTATAGCTGGCATTATCCTCGCCAACGACCTGCGAAGGGATATAGGAAATCACCTCGGCAGTTGCAGTAGTTCCATTTGCAGCAGTGATACGGGCAATGCCAAAACCACTGTGCAGATATTCCCACTCAATGCCAGTATCATCATCACCGGATCCGCCCCAGCCATCCCATGATGTGCCTTCTGTATGCGAAGGGCGCAAAGTACCTGTTTTGCCTGCTGTAACGGCGCGATAGTAGTTACTGTCTGCACGGCGAATATCGCCAATCGACGTACTCTTACTGGTTTCCCATACCGGCACTGAATCCACTGCAGGCTGTTCCAGATAGAACAATTTTCCTACCTGCTCCGCGCCAAAAATAGAGGCGCTTGCCGTTAACGTAATTGTCCCGGTGCTGGCGCTGGCATAAACCGTCACTGACTCGTCAATATTGATATCTTCAAATGGTCCGTTCTTCGTTACCACATCAACCAGTTGCCAGTTGTCATGCGCATAGCGACGCAACTCTTTCGGCGGGTATGCCGGATGAACAAGCGTAAGCACGTCTGCGCTTTGCGTGAATTTAATTCGGAACAGATCGGCTTCAGTATATGGCGTGGCAATTTCATAAATAACATTGCTGCTGTTCAGCACCAACGCACCATCTTTGATAACGCGCATGTACTGGTGTCCGAACTCCAGAGCATAAGTCTGAACCGTCGAGAACTGGAACGGTATCAGGCGGCATTTCCGATTTGGGTATTTGGCGGCACCGACAAAACGCGTACCAGGTCGATTCTCAACGCCGCCATACTGCCGCACGATAAAGTTATCGCACTTGCGCAATGCCACCTGGTACTTCGCCATGTCGATACGACCGTACAACGACGGTCCAATCTCACCACCGGCAAAGCTGGGCTGGATCCAACTGATAGCCATCAGGACAACCTCGCAATGGTAAACTCGTCAACCGGTGGCTGTGGTTCCTGTGATTCATTCTGGCTATGCGAACCAGCACTAAGAATCACGCGATTGTACATATTGAGAGCAAATGTACCGAGATCCGCATTCCCAGTCAGCGCCATGTTAATGGCTGCCGCAAGACGCCAGGCCAGCGCCTCCATAAAAATGGCATCAAACATGTTCACATCTGAAACGCGAGAGACATACTTGAGCCATGCCTGCGGCTGGTCTGTATAGATCAATTTTCCTGTTCCGTTGGTGTCTGCACCAACTTCGTACTGAACGCGCATTGCTGCTGTTGGATTGCGTACACCAGGAAGCATAATTTCAGTAATGCGCAGACAATCGGACGGGTACTGGTACGCATATTCCCAGTCAGGCGGTGGATTGTTCGTATCTGCAAGCGCCACGCGTTTGGTAGCAAAGTTCCAGTCAAAATCAGAAAGCACAGCATCACGGCAGGCCTCAAAGTGCAGCGAACATTCCCCCGCTTCCTTGCTGGCTTCCGTCAGGCTGTTAATGCTGCGGCTATTGCCAATATTGGACAGCGCACGATTGCAGATCTCTACTACAGAGGCCATTACTCACCCCCATTGCCGTACAGAGTTTCAGCCGCTGATTTTTCTACATCCCCGGAAACAGGAGCGATCGCCATATCAGTGATCTGCAGATCGGCGCTGCGATTAACACCATCGTCAGTTTCTCTGGCAGACAGGCCTCGAATAACAGCCTTTGCAGTTATCATCACTTCTGTTCCAACGCCCTGAGGTTGCGCCTTCAGCTTATTCAATGTGTCGTTATTCAGCGTGATGCACAGCCCCCACGGGTATTCATCGCGAGTTCTGGTTTCTCCGCTCTCATCCTGGTAGCTGTCAGTGCCGGTTTTGAGGTTTACGAGTTCCATATACACTCCTGCAATAAAGGGGCCGAAGCCCCTTGTCTGATCCGCGAGGCTTACACGCCCAGTTCTTTACGCTTATCTGCGATCTTCTCGCGGAGCGTTTCGGCTTTGGCGTTATGGTGTGGCTTCTCGTTAAAGAGCAATTCGTACTCTTCACGGAGCTTATCCAGTTCACCATCATCTGACACATCGTTGATGATTTTGGTGCTGGTTGCTGCCATTGACACCTTTCCTGCAACTTTTGCTTTTTCCTGTCTGGCTGCATCGTTAACAGGTTCCAGTGCGCTACCAGGCTCACCTTCGTATTCGATTTCTGCCCCCTCAGGCCACAGTGTGTTATGGATATGAGAGAGGCGCAGAACGCGGTATCTTGGTTTCTCACCTGACATCGATATCACCTTAACCAGTTACTTTTGAGCGGATCGGATACGGCGTATTGGCATCAACATCAAGACTGATACCAGCAGTGAATTCGCCAGCCGTTAGTGGGCCAGTTGCGACGGAGTAGTTAACACGCAGATATCGCTGAACACCGGCAGGCACCTTTGCAGAAACAACTCGTTTACCTGCTGTCAGGGCGGTCTTTGCCAGTGCGCCACTATCATAAATAGTGGTCCATGAGCTGTTATTCTCACTCGTCTGCAACTGGATGTTTACAGTTGCATCACCGCTTGCCGCGGCGGCTGTGTTAACCAGCGCCCAAAACTCAAGCGGGTAACCCACGCCGATATCACGACGTTTTCCGTCAATTGGACCGAGATCGATTACGTCAGTAGAAGCCGCGGTATTCGTAACCGCCTGAGCTTCGGAGAACATCAACAGTTTGTCGGTGATCATCTTCTTTCTCCATTAGTGGGTCTGTTACGACCCACAGGTTAATAACAGGCGTTACACCACGCGGGCTTCTGTTTCCAGAAGCGCATCAGTTTCACGAATTGGTACACCACGGAATGAAGTCCACCACTCGCCTTCAGTCTCTTTTACGCTGATAGCCAGAGATGTTTTCTCCAGAGACTGTAGATCAAGAGCCTGGCCTACAGTGCGGTTCATGTAGAACACCGGGCGGCCCATGCCACGGTTTGGAATGCGATGCAGTGCTTTAACCATCAACTTCGCAATATTTGCGGCAGAGGAAGGTTCTGAAAGATTGCTGACATCGATGTTTGCAATGCGAACAACATAACGCCAGTCACGCAGAGCAAGTCCGTTGTCCCATTTGTAATGGGTACGGTAGCCTTCGTACTTGCCGCCATTCGCATCTTCCAGTGTCACCTGGCCTTTATCTTCCATCTGGATGCCAGCCTTCTGCCCTTTCGGGAAGATGCCATGCACGGTGTTTTCGCCCCACACCACTAACCAGATTGAGGTGTTATCTGTACCCGTGCCACCAGCATCAATGATGTTCTGAGCATTACCCGCAGACAGGCTGGAATAGCGGGAGGACAGTCCCATAAACTGCTGAGGGTTAACGCTGGAATCACCATAAAACAGCGTCTGCGCCATCTGCTGATTCATCGCTTCAATAAATGCGCGGTCTTCAGACAGGCGGAATTCGGCGGTATTGCCGTTCAGATCAGCCAGTGACTTATCGACTTCAGCATAGGTTTCCAGCATGCCAACGGAATCGGTTACCTGCACTGTGGTTGATTTGCTTGGCTGTACGCCATAGTTCAGCAAACGCCAGGTAGCTGAAGGTAAACCAGAACGAATGGTGGTTCGGTGTCCGGTAGGAAGGTTCCCTTCGACAAAAGGCATATCCTGAAGGATCGGGTTAGTTTGACCGAGAAGCTCGATAATCTTATCGACTTTCCCGTTTGGATCGACGCGCTTACCCCAGTCAGCCAGCGTTAGCGCAGTTAAGCCTTTAACAGCCATTGTCATTTCCTCTCTTATTTGCCATAGAGCACTTCGGCCGCACTACGCTGGCCTTCATTACCACCGGTGACCATGCCATCTTCAGACATCGCCTTTCCGATTTTCACGAACGTTTTGACCAGATCAGGGTGATTACCCAGCCCGGTGGTGTTCAGATATTCTTTGAGTTCAGGTGTCCCGAACTGGTCAAGCGCACGCTGTGCGGCGCTAAGGTTAGAAATCAACTTGTCGCCACCGATTTCTTTGTCAGCTTTTACATCAGCAGCCCACTGCTCGGTTGTTTTCTGCCAGGCTTCTGCCTGGCGCTGCTGCACACCTGCCAGAATCTTCGGATAAGCATCAACCAGCTTTTGCGCTTGCTCGTTGGTCAGGTTAAGTTCTCGCGCCACCGGCTCGAACTCCTTCAACGCTTCTGTATCCAGCTCTACGCCTTCGGCAGCCTGAAACTCGTACTTCTCAGGCGCACCCTGTGGTTTATCGCCGTCCTTTTTTTCATCCTGCTTATCGTTTTCAGGCTTTTTGTCATCAGCAGGTTTATCGCCATCAGCAACAGGTTGTGGCTTATCACCTTCCTGTTGTGATGGATCACCAACTGGAGCAGGGTTATCACCTGCAGGCGCTGACGGTTCTGACGCAGCCGGAGCTGCTCCACCATCGACTGGTTGCTCATTGCAAAGACGGCGATACAGCAAACGCTCAAATAAATTCATGATCACTCCTGTTCACTGGCCTCTTTGGCCATCTTCAAATACTGTTCAGGGCAATGCGCCATAACGCGCTGAAACAGTTCCAGCGCCAGATTGCGTTGCCCCTCATTAAATGCCATTGCCATAGCGTCCATCGGTGAGATAGCGGAAAACACCCGGCCTTTCTCCAGCACAGACCAGACAACGCGACGCCCCTGTTCACTGCTCATGACAAAGCGAATGTCATCAATTTCACGCTGTGCCATGTCACGTTGCTTACGGGCGTTTTCTTCTTTCAGTTGATCATCTTCGTAATCTGTCATTGTGATTGCCCACCCTGACCACTAACTGCATTCGCCATAGCTGACAAAACACTCGGATCCGAAGTTTTAGCTTCGCTTAGCGTCTTGGCACCCTGTGCCGCCGCCATCCCCATCGCCATCATTTGTTGCTGCTGTTGTTGCTGTGCCCGTTGCTGGCGAGCCTGCTCAACCTGTTCCTGCGGAACAATGACGGTTGGAGACACTCCGGACATATCAGCGAATGCATCGATCGCCTGATCAACGTTGAGTTTGTCGAGAGCTTCTGGTTTCGCTTGCGCAAGTTGACCAATGAAGTTAACCGTGGACGCCAGACTGGACAGGCCGATAGACTTCTGCGCCTGAGCCATGACAGAAATGTATTCGACCTTCAGGGGCATACCTTCCATCGCGTCAGGCGGTGGCGGCAGCATGTTTTTACGCACCATCATCGAGAAAGCGCGGTCAATGAGAGGATTAAGACATTCGTCGTTCAGACGCTCCAGAACCGGCCCCAACATCAGAAGTTTTTCTTCTTTCATTTCGATCACTGCTTCAACAGGCATCGAGCGGGTATTGATGTTCTGCAACATCATGAACAGATCGACAAAGTAGGCGCTGTTAATGATTTGGCGAGTGTCCTGAATGTCTGCTACCAGATCTGCTGTACTGGGGTTAACCAGATAAGCAGGCCTGAAACCATCCTGACCAGTAATCTGATCGATATACGTGATGTCGCCAGGAAGAAGGGATGCGCGCTGATTCTTGAGGGAAGTCGGAGCAACCATCGGCGGATTGGTGGCTTTATCAATCAACTGTGACTTACGCTTCTGGAGAAGCTGCAATGCCTTAACAGGTCCAAGCGCCAGCATACCCGGGCATGATGATCCATAAACATCTTCGCCGTTAACTTCCCAGCGCGGAGCCATAATTGGAAACTCATCGAATCCGGACTCACGCAACAACTTGTCGTTATCGCCGCCAACCTCGTAATAAACCGATTTGAATGGCTTGTTCTTGCTATCCAACTTCGATGTATCGCGGTCAATGTTCGGGTAAACCGAATGCATCACTTCAATCCACTTCTCGTAGGTGCCTCTTTCCCACATGCTTTTTACGGATTCGCTGACGTTATTTAGCCCGAACTCCTGAACAAGCTGACGAACAGTCATAGAGAACTTGCGAAAACAGGTGTCAACACTGCCACGAGGTGAGTTAGCCAGGTAGTAACTGCCTATCGGGAATGGCATTGTGCGAATGATGTCCTCATCATCCTCTAGTACCGCCATTGCACCGGTGCTGTATGTGCCGAGGCTTCCGTATAACTGCGGCAGCGACTGATAGAGATTCGACTTATTGAACATATCGTTCATGCGGTTCTGCACCGCCTCAAGCCACAACTTAACAGGGCCATAATCCATCATTTCAGGATCTGGCGTAGCCAGGCGAAACCACGGACGGGCGGGGCTTGTGATGCCAGACATCATGCCGCTGGCGAGAGTGCGCGCCGCCATAGTCCCGGTCGAATCAATAATGCGTGTATTGCGTCGATCGTTACGGTTGACCTCAGAAGTCAGAAAGCGGGAACCACGCGGGTTGATGTAATCACTCAACTCGCGCCAGTGCGGTTCGAACGACTGACGCTCGCTTTCAAGTTGTGCGAACTGTTTGTTCAATCGCTCTTTAGTTGTTTCCGCCATTTCAATGACTCCGGTTACTGACCAAGCAGCGTTTTACCGCTGGTATTAGCGGTTGATGTGTCGCCCTGAGAACCGGTAAGCAGCGTAGAACTACGACCAGCAGCAGCGCGACGGCGACGTGTTTCTTCGTCGCGGGCATCAACAACGGCGGCATCCTGCTCCTGTGGTGCTGCCTGAACTTCTGGTGTTGCAGGCACTGATGGTGAGCTACCCATGCACATATCAATGACTCCGTACGCAATTAAATTATTACCAATTTAACCACATATGATTTATTTATCGTAGATAGTTGACATTTAACGCACGAATTATTACCTTTCAGGTAACTAAAGAGTTCATTCCGGTTACTAACCTGACTGGCTTGTCGTTAAATTGAACAGGTGGAGTGAGCTTTTATTTTGAGCAGTACGGCGTATGGCACATGCGCCGATAGCGGTCTGGATACGTTTAAGGGGCACCCTCCCTTGCTCGGGCAAACGAACCAGGTAGCCGGAATGTGCAAGTCGAGCGGTTTTATTCCGCGCACGGGGATTCACCATCCCGGCGATTCGGTGTGACGCCTCGGAAGAGACGAGGGTGCAACGATGAGAGCATTTATGGAGCCGCGACAAAGTGTGGCGCCTTAACAGGCTAAGTGCTCTCAGCGTTGTGGCATTAGCTCAGTTGGACAGAGCAACCGCCTTCTAAGCGGTTGGTCGCAGGTTCGAATCCTGCATGCCACGCCAGAATCACGCCTAAGGACCGTGATGCCAGAAGTTCCAGGGGCTTGGCGGTGATGGTTTCCCTTGAAGGACTATCACCGCCCTTTTTACAGCAGGACGCCATTGCGATGGCTTCATGCTGTAAACCAGTACAGCCACGGAAGGCATAACTCATTGCTTCCAGTTCGCCCGGTTCGCCGGGCATTTTTTTAAGGTGAGATTATGAACGACAAGCAAATCGAAAAAGAAATCGTTGAGAAAGGCAAAACGGCACCGCGCGTTACGCCAGACCATATCGAAGGCATTATTGCTCAGGAGGCATATTTCACAGCAGAAGATGGTGCCTTTGGCAAAGCCATAAAAGCGAAACATACTGGCGGAGAGGTAAACTACCAGCCGCACGAATCACTTTCTCTGCTGACGTTCTGCGTCCTGGTGCTGCGCAACGGCTTCACCGTCACCGGAGAGAGCGCCTGTGCAAGCCCGGAAAACTTTGATGCAGAAATTGGTCGGAAGATTGCCCGGCAGAATGCTGTAAACAAAATCTGGATGCTCGAAGGTTACTTGCTGAAGCAGAAGCTAAGCGAGCAATAACACCGTGACATGTCACAAACAGCCAGCCGATGAGCTGGCTTTGTTTTATCCTCACCAGAGGATATCTCCGTCATTATCCCCGCTAACGGATTAAGCATAGGGATCGTAATCTGTAATGGCCTTGCCTTGCTGGTTCTGCTGCCCAGGAATTCGCAGACGCTTCGACACAGGGAAAGCAAACGTCAGCAGTAGCGCATCGCCTTTACCCGGCGAACGCCCAAGACGCTCTTTGATATCTTCCTTCGGTTCGATAACGATTTTACCGTCCACACGAACTTTGTACTCTGCCGCCGACAGGTCGTCTGCAGTTTCCTGGTCATCCAGCATGCCGCCCAGCCTCAGCCATGTCTTACATGAGTTGAACATCTCCCCACGCTTGTTAAGCATCTGCGGGTCAGTGGACGCACCGCCGAACGGAACAAGTTGCCATGTACGTCCCCAGCCATCACCGATTGACTTCAGCCCGGTTCCGTAACCGAAGTCGATGAATACTGCGTCAGCCTGGTACTGGTCTTCAAAGTCAGCGATACGCTTCGCCATAATCAGATCGTCGGTGGTCTTGTTACCAGTCCACAGCACCTTACTGTGCAGCCCCTGCCGCAGGTATATCACCGCGTCATCAACGCCTGAATATGCCGGGTCAACACCGATTATCACCGGAGCATGCGCCACCTGCGCAGCGGTCACCACCCGTTTCATTGCCTCATCAGTAAGACCGGTAGGGATAAACTGCAATTCAGATGCATCAGGGAATATGCCGCGCACACGGATTTTAACGAAGTCGCTGTCTTCCCCGTAGTCATCAACCCATTTCTGCAACTGCTGTTTGTTAGTGCCTTCCACCGTCCGGCTGTCAATCTGCGCAGTTTTCCAGCGGTGTTTATATTTGCGGAAACATTCGCGAAAACGCCCGGTGTTACGTGTAGGGTTTCCGAACGCCACCCAGATAATCTCAGTGTCTTCGTCCGTAAGCGCACCCTCAGCAACTTCCCACACCAGATCCGCAATGTTCGACGCTTCATCGAATACCACGATGATGCGTTTGCGCTCGTTGTGTAGTCCGGCGAATGCCTCAGTGTTGTGCTCAGACCAGGGTATTGCGTCAGCCCGCCACCGCTTGTCGTGCCCAGGGTCATTGCTGTACATCGCGGTAGCGGTACAGGTAAACCAGTCTTTCGTGATAGCAAGGTTCGACCACTTGATAATTTCCGGCCAGGTCTTCGTTCGTAGCTGGTTGTCGGTGTTGGCGGTCACCACGACCTTACAATCCTCGCAAGTGGACATGCCCCAGTTGATCAGCATTGAGATGAATGCGGATTTACCAATACCGTGACCAGAAGCGCGTGCCAGCATAAGCGGCTGATAGCGCGTCTCTGGATTCTGCAGGTGATCACGTATCTCTCGGAACGCATCAGCCTGCCACTGACGTGGACCGGTGGCATGTGCCAGTTCAGTCCCCTCTTCCCCCCACGGGAACGCATAGAGGGCATAGCCAAGCGGATCGTGAGTGAACCCTGCAATATCCTCGATCAACTGCTCTTCAGGAGATAACGCTGTATCTGTCACTGATTACCATCCTGACGTTCTTTGAGTCGCTTCCTGGCTGCTGCTATGCGATCAGCAATTGTCACATTCACATTAACATCCAGACGTTCTTTGAACGCGTTGACATCAACATGCTTACCAATCAGCTCAAGGTTCTTCACCTTGTCAGGCCATTTAATTTTTTTGAGGATTGTCTCTATCGAATCCTCGTTCATGTTCATGATGGTCGACGACAGATCAAAGCCACTAAGCGTAGTGCGCCAGATTTTCGGCCACTCGCGGATTGGCTTAAGGCTCCCATCGTCGTTGAGGATATCAATCACGTCCATCTGGTCGATCTCCACCAGGCGCATGAGAACGTAATCAGCACTGACGCGCATTCGTTTGTTGCGCTCCTCCATCAACTCGGCAATCCGTTTTTGAATGCGTTCATCGCGCATCATGACACTGGCTTTAACTGCCGCTGTATTTGGGGAAAATCCTGCGTTAATCGCTGCCTGAGTCTGGTTTTCAGGCGTTTTGATGTATGACTGGCAATAAGCCTCCTGCATTGCTGTTAGTGGCTTAAATTGCGTTGATTTGCGTTTATAGGTTTTAGGTTCAGCAGGCATCATAACCACCGTGGTAATAGTTACCGTTGTGGTAATAGTACCATGCAAAATAAAGCCGCCATAGTTGGCGGCAGTATTCAAAACCCATCAAATTCATCATGCATAATCTACTCGTGACATGTCACACTATTAATTTCGTTTCATGCCAGCCTTTAGTCACCCAGCATTGCGAGTCACCATTACACGGGCATGAATTAACTGGAACTCTCTCGCCGCACTTACCGCAACGTTTTCCACTGATCGATTTTATACGCCCGTGCACGCGTGCATCATCCTGGCGGATCAGTAACGCAATATACTCACCAAATTCGTAAGGCGCACGCCCTGGGCGACGCGTGGCACAGTTACGCTCCAGCATTTCAATTTCCTGAGCATCAAGCACAATCTCCAGCTTACGCACACCAGATGCAGCTTGTCTGGCTCTCTGAGCGGCTTTGCGTTCTGCTGCGGATTTAGCCATCAACCTTCTCTCCATGCCTGGTTTCTGGTTTTAAGTCCATTGCGCTTGGCATTTCTCTGAATCCGTTTCAGTTCTTCCCTGGACTGCTCTGGAGTTATTTCTCCTCTCATAACTCGTTCAACAAGACTCCTTCTAACTTCCATACTGTCAGCGATAAGACCTTGTTCTTCTAGCTTCTCGATATTCACGCGCTTATCAAGGCGAGCATCCCAACTTGAGCGTCTCATCATTCATCCTCCTGCTGTAATGCTGCAACCATGGCTTTGGTTTCAGCGATTAGATTTCGTGGTAACTGGCTACCCGCTTTTAGCATGCCTATCCCAAACACCAGCCAGCGCTGCAGCATGTCCGCATAGCCATCCGGAGTTACCGGAGAGTTGCCGGGTTCTTTATGTGCAAGCGAGGCTCACCATCTTTTGGCTCAGGCCACTGGCGCTCCATGTTGATCTTCAATTTATCTTCCATAGCAACGGTAATTTCAGCATCGCTGATGCCAGCACGGCGCTGTGCATCCCACAACAGGAACTGCATATCAGCCCACTCGCTAAGATCGTCTGGTTCGGCTGCGGCTTCCAGAGCCTCTTTTGAGAGGTGTTTCAGTGGACCAATGGGGCCAACGCAGCCAAATGTGGAGTCAGACCATTTGGCATGCTCGTGGCGAATCTGTTCGCGTTCCAGTAATGCCAGTGCAATTCGTGCCAGTTCCATTTGTTCGCCACGAGTAAGCCCGTTATCAAGCGGATTTTTAATGAATAATTCGATACGTTCTTTGGTTATAGTGCTCATATCACTCTCCTTTGATGCGAATGCCAGCGTCAGACATCATATGCAGATACTCAACTGCATCCTGAACCCATTGACCGCCAATCCCGTAATAGCGATGCGTAATGATGTCGATAGTTACTAACGGGTCTTGTTCGATTAACTTCCGCAGAAACTCTTCCAGGTCACCAGTGCAGTGCTTGATGACAGGAGTTTTCCCGGGATGGCGAACAACAAGAAACTGATTTCCGACTTCACGGACTTCGTTGCTTTCCAGTTCTGCAATGCGCTTCTCTGCGGCTTCCAGCTCAACACGCAGCTTCCCTACCGTTAACGCAATATCCTCGTTCTCCTGGTCGCGGGATTTGATGTATTGCTGGTTCCTTTCCAGCTCATCCAGCAGCGCCAAGACGGTAGCCGGATTGGCTGCGGCGATGAATTCAGCATTGGCCTGCTGTTCCATTTGGAAATCTTCATAGAAACCGCTTTCAGGATGCGCTCCTTCAATTCTGCAAATGGGAAGATATCCAACAACTTCACGATGAATTAGCGCATCACCAGCATCAAATCTCTCCTCTCCATATTCGAGCGTCCACACGCCACACGTTGCTTTTTCTGCTTTTTCACGCAGTGCCTGATAGTCAATTGTCATTCTCGCCATCCTTCACAGTTGTAATCACTACAGCCTTTAAAATCATATGGGTTGTACTGCCAGGTGATTTTTCCGCAATGCGGACAATTCCAACGCACCTTCCCGCTTCGCGACTTCTTTCTTCTGTTCTGCTCTTTCAACCAGTCAGGCATGACCAAACCTGCGCCCTGAACCATTGTTCTGCGGTTAAAGTTATTGATATTGAACGTCCGGCGCTTTGCTGAATCAGCAATGGAAAATGGCAACCAAACTATTCCTGGTTCGTTTTTGTTGGCGACGCTAAAGATGGTCGCTTTACTGAAGTCATCTGTTGGCAATCCACCGTGTTGAAGCCAGTAAACATCGTTGCCGTTCCAGCTACCTTTTTTGTAGGCCACATACGCAGTGCAATCTGGCTCAATCAGGTTTTCTGTAGGGATGTACTGGCAATCAACGTGCCACACTGCCATTGCATCCACGCTATCAGCGCAAACAGGCTGATCGATATCTCGCCCACAATTCCAGGCTTTTTGGGCTTCTTCCAGCGTGTAAACATGAGCGCGATCGATATCAGAACTGTAACCATTGCCGTTATGGCAATGGAATGAAGCGTTATTGCCCACAGTTTCACGCGAGCACATCATGTAAAAACGGTTAGTCACTGGTTGCCTCCTTTTCGAAGCTGGGCGGCGATACCTTCGAGAACGCCATCAGAGAATGAGCGGTCAAAATCGCCTTCCGGCGCATTAGCCATAAACTCAGTAGAGGTAAGAATCATCCGGGCAATATCCGCGGCGTTCTTCGCAGTATCATCAATAAAACCAGCTTCCCAGGCAGCCAGCATTCTGTTCGCCACAAAATAAGCTCCTTCCTTGCGTGCTTTAGTCCTCACTTCAGCCAGAAAAGCATCGGTTGCTGGCGTTTCGCTGTGGTGTAGGGCATCGTTGATAATCATTGCAGCAACTCCGGCCTGCCCTGCATCCGTGACCGACACATGCTCAAGAGTTACAGCCATTGCGTGTTTCAGCCCAGCATTCTCCGCAGCCAGCGCCGAAAACTTCTCGTGTGCCAACTTAACAGCCGAATCAGCCTGTTTAATTGACTCAATGGCTCTCTGGTGGTCTTCGGCCAGCGCATTAGCACGCACCAGTTGCACTTCCAGTTGCGTTGCCAAATCGCTGATCAGCTTTGCCACACTGCGCATATCAACGGCACCACATTCTGCTTTCAGTTCCGAAGCCATCTCATGCCCGGCGGAAACTAACCCTTTGATATTACTTTCCATCTTTACCCTCGCTTATCCACATAACTTATTGATTACATTGATAACTAAAAAGATCGTCGATTCAGAACTCTTCGATGTTCCAGCCACCACCTGCTTTCTTTGGTTTAACCGTTACCCCGATGATTCGGAACGGATACTGATCTGCGGCGACTTTGGTTTTCACCCTGGCGTCGTCGGTCCAGAAACCTTTCACTTCGTGCAGTTCCATCTCTCCGGTGGCGAGCATCACAGCGAAATCTGGCGTATAGAACGTGTTGTCAGCTAACCGCAGCTTGATACCCTCGAATCGATACCAGGCGATTTCCCCTGCACGTTTACGCAGCTCAAGGTGCTGGCAATACGCAGATTCTGTTTTGTTCATCTGGCCTGTTTTGAGTCGACCAAGAGCCTGTATCTGTTTTCTCATGATTTACCCTTGAGGTAATTAAAAACCACATAAGACACGAAATCAATAGAGTTTAGAATGTTTTGTTACCCAACAGGTAACTATCGAGGCGTAAAAAAATGCGCTATCGCGCTGGTATTACTTGATAAATCCTGCCGCCTTTCCTCGCCTGTATTCCTCCATCAGCCACTGCGCCGGTGTTATTCCCCCAAGGGTGGCGGCGTTAGGCATGCACCCGAAACTTCGCCCTGGTGGATGGTAAACGTCTCTCCCTGTGTCCGGAGGTGTACTCATGGGTTCTGGCTTTGCCTGTATGCTGATCACCGGATCGGGTATCTGCTGCCCGGAATCCACCTTTTTCGCCCAATCATCGAGCAGCCTGCGTGCGTGTTTCTCAACCTCAATCTCGCTAAGCTGGCGCTGATACATTGCACGGCGGGTATCACATACGACCCAGTACATAACCGGATGTCGCCACGGGAATCTTTCGGGACCACCAGGATATAAACTTTTTTCCTTGCTGTACCGGTGAAACTCCGCCATCACATCGTCAATGGTGACGCCAAGAACCATCTTGCTGTCTTTGCACCACTTGATAAATTGCCCTGGAGACGGCCAGAACGGAGATTCACTGGCGCGGGCGTGGCGCATACCAGCAGAAACCTGTTCACGGGTTCGGATCCCCCCTTCGGCAAACGCAGCAATCCACTGCTGTTTTGCAGCAACTTCCTGCTCTGGCGTCTTCAGGTTGGTTACCACTGCCGCCGGAAACAGTTGTTTCAGCTGTTTAAAAAGGGCATCAACAAGCCTCTCTGCTGACATGTTCACCACATTGTCATTGTTGACGTACTGATGCTCATAACCTGACATGCGAGAAAGGGCTTCTCCGTCACGGTTTTGTATCGCGGTAAAAACGTTGTTCACAAGAAATCCTCCCATGCTTCAGGGCTGTTCCAGTGCGGAACGTTGTTATCAGGTAATGTTGATTGCTTCTGTCTGCTAATCTGCAGCCGCCTTGCCAGCTTCTGCTCCCACTGTGCCTGATGGTATGCCTTACCCTCAGCCATCCAGTAAATTCTGAACTCTGCAAGTTCCTGTGCCGTTGGCAGACTGTCCAGGTAGATCCCCTGCAATGAGCTTTTCCGAAGAAAGTCATCTGATGGCTGCCATTGTTCATGCATGACAAATTTGCCTAATTGCCCTGGCCCACCTGGAGGAACAAAGTTATTCATCACGGCGTTGTTTGCGCCGGGGTCATGGGGCACGGAATCCCCGATTTTTGTCCTGCTCTCCCTCTCTTGGTTAAATGACTGGTTATATGACTGGTTCTGGATCCCGTTTTTGGGATCATTCAACATCCCGTTTTTGGGATCATTCAATATCCCGTTTTTGGGATCATTCAATATCCCGTTTTTGGGATCATTCAATATCCCGTTTTTGGGTATATTCCCGTTTTCGGGAACATTACCGTTTTCGGGAACATTACCGTTTTCGGGTTCATTACCGTTTTCGGGTTCATTACCCCCTTCCCGTTTGCCTTTAATGTTCCCTTTTTTGGTTATATTAAGAGAGAAAACCCGTACTCTTTTCGTCGCCCCCTTTCTCTCTCCGGTATCTGAAATAAGCCCCATTTTCATGAGCGATATAAGCCCGGCCTGCACGGTTTTTTTATTCAGGCAAGTGTCTTTAACGAGGCGTTCTATGCTGGGGTAGCAGAGGTTATATTCATCGGCTCTGTCAGCCATCGAGAGCAGTATGAGCTTTAATGATGAGCTACCTGGATCTGTCTCCCAGGCCCAATCTGTTGCATGTCTGCTCATGATTAATCTCCGCTATCAGCTTGAGTGTTGTGGGGAGGAATTAATCATGATCTGCTTAATCTCTGCCCTGATGCGACGGTTTGATTCCATGGTGCACTCAACACAGTGTCCGTTGTAAACCCAGCGTTCACTGTCATGTCCGTGCTTACATGGTTTTCCGGTGTAGTAGCGTTTAAGTCCGCGCTTTGCGGCATCAATACGTGTAATGATTTCCATGGTAAGCCCTGTTATTGGTATTGGGATTACGGTTATTTTGTGCTGACACAAAAAAAAGATCAACCATATTTGGTTTTTTATTACCTTTGAGGTACGAATAGATATGAAAAGACCGCCGGATGGCGGTCTACAGAGGGTTGTGGCTGGATATCATGAGTAGAAGAAGTATGCCAGTTCTGCTTTTGAGCGCAGCCATTGTCTTGTTTTACAGGCTTTAAAAAGCCCATCCATCAATACCTTACCTGGCATTTTGCGCTTACCTGTTAAGTGAGTCTGGATATAGTGACTCGTCGTTCCGGCTTCCTGTGCGAAGGCTTCACGCTCATCCGGAGTAAGTGCAAGCCAGTGCTTTTTGAAATCGAAATGTCCGTTATCGCTCATAGCTATTGCCTGATATTTATTTCAGATAATAAATATTCACCTATAAGGTAACAAAAATCAAGGATAGTTACCCATGAGGTGCATTTACCTGTTGGGTAATATTGCTTTAAATTGAATCATCTTCTGATTCAGATATGAGGCGATTTTCCAGAAAATGAAAAGTATCCAGGACGTCCGCAGGCAAAATCTCAACGACTTGATCGACCGTGAATTCAATGGTGTTCAGACGCGGATGGCAGAAAAACTTGGAACTCAGGCAAATCTGGTAAACCGCTGGGCTCTTGGCAAGAAGGTTATCGGCGACCAGGTTGCGCGAAAAATTGAAGCTGTCGCCAATAAACCACGTAACTGGCTTGATATCGATCGCTCGCTTTCTCAGGAGGGTTTTCAGCCTGTCGGACCAAGCGACATTGGTCAGCTGGCGGCTCACAACCTGGAACGCTGGATGAGCGAAAGCCGCGACCTTTCAACACAGGGAAAACTTCACCGCGCATCCGGCGTCGCCCAGGTGACAATCAGCCGCCTGTTAAACAATGAGGTCAGCGTTTCCATTTCCACCCTGGAGAATGTTGCATCTGCATTCGGGCGTCACGGATATGAACTACTGATTCACCCGCACGACCCTGCAACTATCAACTATGACCGCTCGCGCTACGCATTGTTACCTGAAACCGAGAAAGCAAAGATCGAAAGTTACATTGAATTTGTCATCAACCAGAACGAAAAAAACAAACAATAAAATCATACTTTTCAGTAAGTAAGCCGCCTTCTGGCGGCTTTTTTATTGCCTATACTATTACCTAATGGGTAATTTTTTTAACTCATATCTATTGACATCAAACCAAATACGCATAATTATTACCTAAACGGTAACAGACCGAGGTAACAAGTTATGCAGTGGAAAATCATCAACGGTTGGTACTGCGTTACTGCATGCGGATTCATGAGCTGGAAGTTCCGCACCTTACAGGAAGGCATTAAGTGGGCTTTCGTCAGCAAAGAAGCTCGCGATGTAGCCAACGATAACGAGATATGGGAGGGCTGATAATGAACGTTAATCAGCAGAAAAATCTTCAAAAAATCATGCTGGCATTCGACAAGGACTACCGCCTGTCAGAACAGCTATATGACCGACAAGTTGAACTGATTGAGAGCATCCGACTTCATCAACTGTCTTCAACTTTCGACGTTGTAACAGGCAAAGGCGTTCGTCAGGAAGTACTGGAGGCTGCTAAAGACAGCCCTGAGTTCGAAGAACTGATGGATGCCTACCGTCGCGAGGCAATGGCAATTATCGCCCGCTGGGATCTGGCTGATCAGCTTGATGGGCAGAGGGACGCAGCATGAAACCAACACTCCTCTCATTGCTGCGAGGTGGAAAACACAGCATCCGAGATATGGCAAAGATTCTTGGTATCTCAAGATCGAAGGTTTCTTGGTTCATCGCTGAGCTTGAACGTCGCAAATGGGTAGAGGTAACCAGGAGCGCAATATATTTCCACGATGGAACCCGTTCCAACAAGCAGAACGAATACAAGGTTAAGTTATGAATACTGGCATCTATTTCGACATCAGCAATGAGGACTACCACGCCGGTGACGGCGTGAGTAAGTCGCAGCTAGATATGGTGGCTAAGAACCCTGCCCTTCTGAAATGGGTGAAGGCTGCTCCGGAAGACGAAGAGAAAAAGTCTGCACTGGATATGGGAACCGCATTGCACTGTCTGCTTCTGGAGCCTGGAGAGTTCGACAAACGCTTCATTGTTTCACCGAAATTCGATCGTCGGACGAAACAAGGTAAAGCTGACGAAGAGGCATTTCTTCGTGATGTGACGGATATGGGGATTACGGTACTTGATGCCGAGCAGTGGCGGAAACTGGAGCTGATGCGTGATAGCGCAATGGCTCACCCGGCGGCACGCTGGATGCTGGAAGCACCTGGTTACTGCGAAGCATCAATGTACTGGAACGATGAAGATACTGGTGAGTTGTGCCGCATTCGTCCAGACAAATGGCTGAACGAGCACAACGTGATCGTCGACGTGAAAAAGGTTGCAGATATGGACCGTTTTGCACGCCACATCGAGGAATTCCGCTACCACGTGCAGGACGCAATGTACCGCGAAGGCGCAATGAGGGTTACTGGTCAGCCGCATGGTTTTTTCTTTCTTGCCGTGAGCGAAAGCATTGATTGTGGTCGGTATCCGGTACGCGTGTTCGAGCTGGATGCGCAGGATGTCGATGCCGGGCACGCTCTGTTCCGCCGGGATCTGAATACCTATCACGAATGCCGCATCAATGATGAATGGGGCGGTGTGGAAATCATTAAACGCCCTGAGTGGGCACGCAAACAGGATATGTACATATGAGCAACGACATCGCAAACATCAACGCACCAGTAGACACAGCAATCGCTGGAACTGCTGCAACTATTTTCAGCCCAGACGGCTTGAACCAACTGATGAAATTCGCCGAGGTAATGGCGCAAAGCCGCGTAACGGTACCGGCGCACCTCGCCGGGAAACCAGCTGATTGCATGGCCGTGGCAATGCAGGCTGCGCAGTGGGGAATGAACCCGTTTGCCGTGGCTCAGAAAACCCATGTTGTGAACGGCACGCTAGGTTATGAAGCCCAATTAGTAAACGCAGTTATCTCAACGATGTCGCCAACAAAAGATCGCATCAACTACGAGTGGTTCGGGCCGTGGGAACGCGTGATCGGTAAGTTTGTTGAGAAAACATCCAAAAACGGCAATCCATATATCGCACCAGGCTGGACTCTAAAAGACGAAGAAGGCTGCGGTGTTCGCGTATGGGCAACCATGAAGGGCGAGGATCAACCTCGAGTGCTTGAGTTAATGCTATCTCAAGCACAGGTAAGAAACTCCACACTTTGGGCCAGTGATCCGAAACAACAACTCGCATACCTTGCGACAAAACGCTGGTCTCGCTTGCACTGTCCTGACGTAATCATGGGCGTCTACACACCAGACGAATTACAGGAAACGGCACCGCGCGTTGAGCGAGACATTACTCCGCAAACGACCACTGCTGCGGGAATGAACAGTCTGATCAACGCTAAACCAGCGAAAAAGCCTGATGAGCAAACGCGTAAAGCGGATAGCCGTGATCCAGAAGAAATGCTGATGGCCTTTACCAGCGCAGCGATGAATTACAGCTCTGTCTCCGAACTGGATAAGGCTTACAAATACATTGCACAAAAACTTTCAGATGATGACGAACTGCTGGCAAAAGCCACCGACGTTTACAGCGTTCGTCGGGAAGAATTAAACGAAACATCTATGTAACCACCACTGCGGCGCCACGCGCGCCGCACTGCAACCAAGAGAGGTATTTATGAAAGGTGCATTAGGTAAGAAGGAACTCCTAGCGGTGGTGCCATTGTCATGGAGCACTATCGACCGTATGGAGCGCGCAGGGGAATTTCCTAAACGCTGGTATATCACCGATAAACGCTGCGCATGGAACCGTGATGAAGTTGAGCGTTGGCTTGATGAACGTCAGGCAGCAAGCCCGGCAGAGTTCCAGGGTAAAAAACCTCCTGTTCAGCAACGTGTATATCGTCCTGTGAGCAACGCTGCATGAGTGCGCTGCTATGGCACTGGAGCAAATGGTCAGGATGGTACTTATTCCTGGCCTCTGTTTCAGCATGGCTTTATCTGCTGGCATTAATTTTCAGAGAGGGTTGGATTAAGTGAGAAAGTTAAGCCGACTTGAAAAATATCACATGAACAAGGTTTCAATGCGCAGCCATTCAAAGGTTGTTGCCGTTACTCCTGCGGCGATAGAGATCGAAAAACGCGCGATTGAAAGAGAGAAAAAAGGGCAGTTCCGCATTGCCGCCCACCTTTGGCTTCAGTGTATGGATGTTGCTTCTGGTGATATTGAGCGTGCAAGGATCGCGGTTCGCAGGGACCAATGTATCACAAAAGGTAACGGCCTTCGCCGTGGCGACTATAGCGGTATAGGATGTTGCGGGGTGGTTTATGACTAAGAAATACACACTAATCTATGCAGATCCACCCTGGGTATACCGGGACAAAGCCGCAGATGGTAATCGCGGTGCCGGTTTTAAATATCCGGTTATGAGTGTGCTGGATATCTGCCGCCTTCCTGTGTGGGATTTGACCGCTGAAAACTGTCTGTTGGCCATGTGGTGGGTGCCAACACAACCACTCGAAGCGCTAAAAGTTGTTGAAGCCTGGGGATTCCGTCTGATGACCATGAAGGGCTTCACGTGGATAAAATGTGGTAGTCGACAACCAGATAAACTGGTTATGGGTATGGGGCACATGACTCGCGCCAATAGTGAAGATTGCCTGTTTGCGGTAAAGGGAAAACTACCTACACGCATTAATGCAGGGATCGTTCAGTCATTTACCGCACCGCGGCTTGAACACTCAAGAAAACCAGATGTCGTTCGTGAAAAACTTGTGCAATTGTTAGGCGATGTTTCTCGCATTGAACTGTTCGCCCGCCAGTCGTCTCATGGCTTCGATGTTTGGGGTAATCAGTGCGAAGACCCGGCAGTGCAACTACACCCTGGATACGCGTTGGATATTGCCAGATTAACAAATGCATTCAGCAATGCTCCGCTGTCACCAACAGACAACCAGGGGCGGGAGCGTGCAGCATGAACAGGGCATCACCAGCAGATTTAAGGAAATGCCTTGAAACTGCAAACATGCTTGCACACAGCGGGATCAGGTTTGTTCCAGTTCCCGCTGTCACTGATGCTGAATTTGCAACGCTGTCAGCAATATTCGCAGACAAAATTGAATCACTGGCAGCAGAAGCCGAGATGGAAGAAAATCAGCAGAACTATTAAACGTTATTCCCCCGCCATCCACTTCTCAAACTTCGACGGGGAGAACGGAATCAGATCCGTATGCTCCCCGTTAATCCAGGAATCAATCATATCGGCCCACTGCTGCAACATGTAGGCGCGCTGTCTGGCGTATTCCGCTTTGTTATATACGGCGCGCACACCTTTCTGCTCATGTGACAGAGCCTTTTCAATCCAGTCTGAAGGATAACCAGCCTCATGCAACAACGTACTGGCTGTACGGCGCATATCGTGTACGGTGAAGCCCTGAATATGCTCACCATCTTCATTTATTATTTTCACCGTTCTGTCGATCAGAGAGTTCAGCGCGGCATTAGATAATGGCTTCCGGAAATTGTAACGACCAGGAACCAGATATTCACTTCCACCAGCGCACATCTGCAACCCAACCAATATATCCTGTGCCTGTTTAGGCAGGTAAATAACGTGCGCCCGGCTTCCCTTCATGCGGTCTGAAGGAATTGTCCATGTCCATTTTTTAAAATCTATTTCATCCCACGTTGCATTGGTGAATTCGCCTTTACGAACCATAGTGATAAGCACCAGCTTTAAAGCCATTTTCATAGTGCCCATAGCACCAATGGCATCCAGCGTGCGGAAGAACAGGCCAATTTCTTCTGGTGTCAGTGTTCGCTCTCGTGGTTTAAATATGGCGATAGACGAAGGTTTAATGTCAGCCGCAGGATTAAACAAACCATGACCACGGTCATTGGCGTGACGGTATACGCTGCTGATGATCTCCCTGGCCTGCACTGCTGTTGCCCGGCCACCGCGTTCGACAATCCGGTCACACAAATCACGAACCATCGATGTGGTAATTTCAGCCATCATTTTATTGCCAAGAACCGGAAGTATGTCACGGTCGATCACCGCCTGTTTCATTGCGCGGGTACTGTCAGCCAGGATGACGTGTTTCATATAACTGTCGGTATGTACCGCAAACGTCTCGGCACCACGAATCTTTTTGATACCGTCACGTTTAGCCGCAGCCGGTGACTGGCCTGCTTTAAGCAGCTTCTTTGCAGCAATCAGTTCTTCCCGCGCTTCTGCCAGGCTGATACCGTCACGCCCATACTGCCCGATTACCAGTGTTTCGCGGCGACCGTTGATACGGTAGTCATAGCGAAACGAGACCGTACCTGACGTAAGCACAGCTACATACAGCCCGTCACGATCGGAGACTTTGTATAGTTTGTCCTGCGGCTTGAGGTTTTTTAATTTTGTATCGGTAAGCAC